ATTCTAAAGCAGCATGACAATTAGCTGTATTGCCTTCAATTTCAACTGCTGCCCTTGCACCTGTTCCAACATCACTTACTGTTAAAGTTTTTGTATGACTACCTATGTTAGGACTTGTTTTTCCTATCCCAACGTTTCCACCAGTTAAATAGCTGTCATTACTACCACTTAATTGAATAGTCCTAGTTCCATCAGCTTTTTGAATATTTATAAAACCTGTAGAAGTTCCTGTTCCTATGTCAACTTGTGAACTAACACTTGCTTCTTGAACCGAAATTACAGGATCAGATCCAGCTACAGTTAGTTCTTGACTTGGACTTGTTGTACCTATACCTACTTTGCCAGTGCCGTCTATGACCATATCAACTCTACCATCAGTAAAGTTATACAATCCTAAATAACCAGCATCAGAAACAAATATACCTTGCCTATCACCTCCAGCTGTATCTTCCATTTCAATTACAGGATCTGTACCTTTTAGATGGATAGCATTGTTAGGACTTGCTGTACCTATACCAATGCTTCCATGTACCCTTACTCCTGTATTTATAGTTTCAAACTTTTTACTGTTGTCGTAGTATAACTCTACTGTTCCATTTTCATAACCAGCTAAATAAGTTTCATTAGCAGCTTTATTTTGTAAAAATATTTGACCATTAGCAGCTAGCCTGTTATATGTTCCATCGTGATAAATTTGTAAGTCATCACCATTTCCAAGATTTAATTTTACGTTATCGTTACCTCTAAAATTACCAGTAATAGTGCAGTTTCCAGCTATATCTACTCCTGAACTTGTTGTTTCAAACTTTTTAGTGCCATTGTAATACAGCTCTACAGTTCCATCATTGACAACCTTAATTCCCGGCTCTCCTGATTTTGGAATGAGTTGAATTTCATGTCCATCAGCAAAAATTAATAAATTACCAGTACCACTACTAACTTGTTTTATATAGCTGTTGCTACCATCATGGTAAAGTCTTAAGTCCGAGCCAGCTCCAAATGATAAAACGTCATCAGAACTACCATCAGAACTATCACCAAATACAATATTCTTTGTATTAACATCTAAGTTGCCGCCAAGTTGTGGTGAAGTGTCGTCTACTAAATCTACGTTTGCAAGTTTTGTTCTTGCTATCGACGCATTTGCATCTATATCGACATTAAGGATTTCGCCATCCTTAATGCCTTCTGTTAAAATTTTTGTTAATGCCATAATTTATGCTGCCTGATAAGTAATACCTAATATAATACTAAAAGTGACGTCTTCGCTGATGTTTAAGGGCAGCCACTGATGGCTGTCTCCAGATCCGTAAAAATATAAATAACTTGTGCCAGAATCTTTATAAGGAACGATCCACGTGAGATTATTATTCCAATTATAATTTTCTAGCATACAACTACCAGTAGTAATACCATAAAGACTATTTACAGAGGCGAAAGGTAAGCCTGTGACAAACCATGTTCCACTTCCAGTTGAGCTAGTAATAACGGTGTACATCCGAATGTGCACAGTATTACCTATTTTTGTATAGCCTCCGTAATTGTAACTGTAGCCTGTTGTTCCACCAGTGGTCACACCTTGCCAATTAGGGGTAAATGTACCCTCTTCATAGTCATTTAAAAAGTTTGCAGTTGCGCTATCTCCATTAAAAGATATACCATTACCAATTCTAGCTTGTTCAGATCCGTCAACTTGAAGTGATATGTATGAGCCACCAGCACCATTAGCGGGGTCAGCCCCTATTTTTAATGCGTTTGCACTACTATCCCAATTTTCAATTACTCCAGAAACATCACCGTTATTATCTTTAATTTGTAGTCTTTTATTATTACCGGTGTTGAGTCCGTAAGCGTCTACAGAAGCTATTATTGTACCACTACCAGTACCACTATCGTGTCTAAACGCTAAGTCAGAATTATTTTGTGTAATTATATTGGCAGATGAAGATGCAGCTCTAACAACAAGTCTATTATTTGCACTATATTGTAATCTAAGATCTGCGGTAGAACTAGAATTTATAGCAATAACATCATCTGCATCTATAGTTCCAGTTACATCAATACCACCAGCTGCTGTATGTAGCTTTTTAGAATTATCGTAATATAGCTCTGCTGATCCGTCTTTAACACCTTTAAAAAACGCATGACCTTCACGGTCCATAATCCACATTTGGTCATTACTTGAACCATATATAAAGCCAGCAGTTCCTCCACTATTAATAATTTCTATATAAGAGTTACTACTACTTGTTCTTCCTACTTTTGTTCCGGCAGCAGTGGTTTCAAAAACTTTTTCATTGTCGTAATATAATTTTACCGCATCATTATGGTTAGCAATTATATAAGTTTCAACACCAGCTTGATCTCCTACCCAAAAATCATTTGCATGAAGATTTAAGTACTGGCCATCGGTCATTTGTTTTATATGACTAGCATTATTAGAATCAACAAAAATTTCTAAATCATTACCTGTACCAAATCTTGCTTTAACATTGTCATTAAAATCAACACCTGTTGCACCACCTACTACTGTGTCTGTAGTTTGGTCAACCCAAGCTAAGACTCCACTACCATCTGTTTTAAGGACTTGGTTAGCGTTACCATCATTTACAGGTAAGGTAAGTGTGTAGCTTGCACCAGCACTGTGAGCAGGGGACTTGATCTTTACACCATGACTGTTTTGTGAGCAGTTTAGCTGTAGTGTACCATCATTACCACTAGCACCTTTGACTTCGATAACACCTGTACCATTTGGTGTAAGCTTGATATTACCGTTTGTTGTGCTTGTAGTTATCTCGCTAGCTTGCACATCTAAGTTACCGCCAAGCTGTGGGCTTGTATCGTTTGCAACTTCAATAGGTATTGTTTCCCATTGTGCAGCTGCACCAGAGCCTTGACTTGTTAGTACCTGTCCATCTGTACCGTAGTTAGCACCACCAAGACCAATCTGTCCACCTTCGTTGATTCTAAATTTTTCATTACCATCTAGGTTAACAACTGCACGTGATGTAGAGTTGTCGTCAAATATATCTACATTAGAGTTACCTTCAACAATTCTGTCAGAAGCTGTTGTAGCTGCGTGCTCTATGATAAATATACTAGATCCATTAGCAGGGGCTGTAGCAAACTTAAGTGTAGCTCCATCTACACAGTAACCTTCTGCACTACCAGCGATTGTTGTACCAGCGTTTGGTTTTTGTACAACACCGTTTACACTTACAATCAAGTTCTGTGCACTAGCTGGTGTAACTGACATACTAAAGTCAGTACGGTTGCCATCTACAGTTTCTGTTAATCCAACTATATTGTTTGGTGCAGCAGTGCCTCCACCACCTCCACCACCAGATACAGTGTCCCAAGATAGAACTCCAAGTCCATCTGTTTTTAAGAACTGACCAGCATCTCCATCGTTTACAGGTAAAGTAAGTGTATAGCCTGCACCAGCACTGTGAGCTGGCCCTTTTATAGTTACGCCATGAGTATTATTTTCACAATTAAACTTTACTGAGGCAGGGTTAGTGTTTCCCTTTATTTCAACTTTTCCAATTCCGTTAGGAGTAAGTATTATATTACCATTACTTAGACTGGTCTGTATTTCTTTATCTTGTACATCTAAGTTACCACCAAGTTGTGGTGATGTATCTGCAACTAAATTTGTATCAATAGTATTACCAGATGCTGAGGTTACACGACCTTGAGCATTTACAACTATTGTCGGAATAGATGTAGTTGTACCGTAACTACCGGGTGTTACACCTGTGTGAGATAGCTTATCGTCATTAACATCGTTGTCAGCTATCTTATCTGTAGTAACTGCATTGTTAGCAATAGTAAGAGCAACTGATCCAGTAACATCACCTGTGTGAGTTTGGTTAGTAGTCTTTGATGTGTTAGCAGCTATAGCACTTACAATAGAGTTATCTAGTTGATCGTTTGTAACTGCATCATCTTTTATTTCGCTAGTCCCAACAGAGTTTGCAGCTAAGTGTGCATCTGTTAAGTTGTCGCTAGCTAATAATGTTTTTATATCAGACGATGTTTGATCTGCTGTTGCACCAGTTTCTATACCATCTAGCTTACTACCATCGGTTGCTACATCTCTGCCGTCTACAGTACCAGATACAGCAATGTTACCTGTAACTGTAAGAGCACCTGTTGCAGCTGTGCCTGATGTAGATAAGTTTTGACTTCCAAAGGCTGGTGTAACTTTTGTACCAGCTATTGCAGCTGATGGAGATACGTTTGCGTTTACAATCGTTTCGTCATCAATCTCAGTTGTAGTAACTGCATCAGCTTGTATATCGTATGTTTGTATCTTTTGATCGTTATGCTCTTGTAATGATCTAAGAACCTGTTTTGTATTATTATTTAAGTCTGTGGCTTTGACGGCTGCACCAGCTGAAAATGTAGCTTTACCTTGTACAGCATTGTTGCCTGAGTTTAATATTTTTGTTTGGCGTACTATACGGATTCGATGACTAGAAGTTGGAACTACATTATTTCCTGTTGTATTCCATGTAACTGTACCACCTGTTGTAGTATAGTCTGGTATAGTGTAGTCATGTAAGTTAGAGCCACCGTTAGTTTTCTCAACTTCATTAACATATACTTTTATCTCATCTTCTGAGAATGTATCTATCGAAAAAGCTACGTTACCACTATTAGTACTTGGATCTCCGTTTTGTGCCAAAAAAGATTGTGTTGACATTTATTTAGCTATGTTAAGTATTTCGTTAGTTTGTACCTTCTTGAGATACTTTTGACGTTTCTTTTCTTTTTGTTCAGCTATGACTTCAGCAACTTCTTGCATCTCCATAATTGATGCCCATGCTTTACGTCTGGCTTCTTGGAATAAAGCGTCTATCTTGCCGTTATGCCAGTAGTTTCTAGCATCATACTGAGCACGTTTACCATCACGTATGTCCTTACGCATCTGTGCAAGCGATGCTATAGCTTTAGGATCTTTGGCTAGTTTATCTAGTTCACGCTCTAGGTTTTGATCTCCAATAGCTTTTTGGAATAAAGATCTAATACGTGGTGTATCAGTAAGGTTAGTACTATCTGGTGCATAGTATGTAGAAAGACGTAGATCGTAGCCGCTATCGAAAAGAAACTGTCTACCGGGGCTTTGATCTAATGTTAAAGTTACTGGACTAAAAGCATTGAACGCTCTTGTTAAGAAGTCCCATTGCTTAATAGGCTGTCCATTTAATATATCATACTTAACAGGAAGTGGTTGGCCTGCAAAGGCTTCTGTAAGCAAGTTACGATTTCGTAATGACTGGTCAATACCAGATCCAATCTCACGCATGTATGGTGTAAATAATCTACCCAACTCATTACGTAAACCAGCAAGTGGTACGGTGTTGTTAGCTAATCCAGCTATAATTCTGTCAAACTGACCGGGGCGGCCAGCGAATAAATCAACAAAGGACTGTATACCAGCAAGATAGGACTTACTTGTAATAGCCTGTGCGACAACTAGAGATACTTTCTGTAGCTCTCTTTCTGTCCACTCTTCACCCATAAGTAAACTTGCGTCACCTATGTCAGCGATTGTAGACATGATAAGGTTAAATGGTTCAAAGGTATCATAGCCTACACGTACAGCTCCTAGCTTTATAGTTCTAGGTTCAAACTTAGAGTCTAGCCATAGCTGTCTCTTTTGTCTGTCAGCTGGGCCGTTACCTGTAAGATCACCACGCATCCATGCCATTGATGCCATAAACACAAGAGCAGAGCCCATTGCCAATCGGCCTGTTTGTAACGCCTTAGCGTTGGCTAGCTCGACTGCGTTTGTAATACCGTAGCGTTCTACGTTTTTTAGATTGCTAGGTGATGCAAATGCAATATCGTTAAACTCTTTGACTAAGAAGTTAAAACCGGGTGTGTGCTTTGCTGTAAGTGCAAGACCATTGACACCAGTTCTAGCAAATAGAAAGAATGGTTTTGCCCAAGGGTTAGCACTAAATACATCGTTAAGACCTTTTGCAAAGCCTGTAAGCTCCTGTGTAAGTGTTACTTCTCGTCTACCAAACTTAGTAGCCTCGTCAATAATATTACCTTGTGAGTCAAATACCTGTGCATAGAAGTCATCTTCGTATGCTCTCATGACCTCTGGTGTTATCTCTGGTAGCTTGATGCCATCAGCAGATTGTAGGTCAAGAACATTACGCATAGCTTTCTCACGCATCTTAGCACGACCTATAATGTATGCAAACGCATCGTCAGTTGCGGCCATGATCTTAGTAGAGTATGTAAACAAGTTACTGTTGTTCATAGACCTTGCCATGTTTGCTACTGCAAATGCTGCACGATCTCCAAAACTAGCTCTACCACTATCTTCTGCCCATCTACGTATAAGTTCCCAGTTCTCGTCACCACGAGTAAACTCAGAGTAACGTGTCTTAATGGATGCTATGTCACCTTTCCAATATGAGTTTAGTCTTTCTCTAAACAATGTAAAGGACTCAGGTATAGACTCTATCATAGCGTTCATAGATGCCAAGCCTGCACGTATAGTAGCACTGTCACCCTTGAATGGGTAACGTAACGTAGCTCCTAATGTAGTAGCCATAGGACGCATGAACGTTGCAATGGCTGTACCCATGATTGCTCGAGCTGGTGTTTTAGGACCAGATAATATACTGTGTGTAATTACACCCTCTAGCTCACGAATCATAGCACCTGTACGGTCTGCACTTTTTGGATCTATCTGTCCACCTTTTATCATCTTTCTAGCAAAGTTGTCAAAGTCATCAAGTGTATTGACATCTTTCATCATAGAAAAAGCTTCAAACAATGAGTTTAGTAGATCATCATTCTTATCATCTTTAGCTATCTTAAGCACGGACATGATAGACTCTTTAGCATCTGCCACGTCAGCTTTGACTGCATCTTCTATATTTTTAGTTCTGTTCTTACCAGCACCTAATGCTCTAAATGAGTCAGACTTTACAAATCTAGCTTTCTTTGTATGGTACAATGCAGTTAGCATAGTATCTACAATCTGTTTAGCTGGGCCATCTATGTCATCTAGCGATACAATGTCTGCTAGTTCTCTACCAGCAATACCAGTATCTCGTAATTGCTTAAGTAATGAACCTACCACTAGGTCAGTTACAACTACATTCTTAGATGTAAATACTTCGACACCATCTACAACGTCTTTGTTTGCTTCTAGTAACTCCTTGAGATATTCGTTAGGTGATAGCTCTGCTGCGTTTCTACCCTGTGTTATAGCTTGGTGTCCATCTACAGCTTCTTTAAATGTCTGAGCTAATCTAACTCTGTCACCTTTTGCTGCCTTGAGTTCTTTTGCGAACCTGTCACTGCTCATCAAACCTTTGAGTACACGCTCTACCTGTTTGACATCTGTACCACCCTTAAGAGCTATACGCTCACGTTCTACAGGTGTAGTTACAGAACCAGTAGCTCCTTCTTCAGAACCCCACTCGTTACGTGTACGAGATAGTTGTTGACGTGCTACGTCTGGTTCTACCTCTGATACATGTGCACCTTGGTGTGGTTGAGATACAGGTGCGTTTTTATCTGCACGAAACTGTACTTCGCCTTCACGTATCTGTGCAACAGCAGCTTCTGTGCTCTGCTTAGACACACTGGCGTTTCTATCTTGTATCTGTTTTATAACTTTACTAGATCCTCTACCTATAGCATAGGTCATACCATCAAAGAATAACCCTATACCCATACCTTCTACAATGTTTTTGACTTTCATCACAACAGGATGATCTGTGTCTCTTGTAGATAGTGGTGTATCAATCCAGCCATATCTGTCACGCAATGCACCAAGAGCGTTCTGACCATCGGACTCCTTAGAGATAAGGTCAGACGCAGCTCCAATACCAGCAGCTCTGATAAAACTGTTTGCACCAAGTAGCTTTGCAGCACCACCACTAATACCAAGACCTAAACCACTAGCGGCTAAGGCTTTGGCAGATAGCACAGTACCAGCTGCTAATGAACCAAAGTGCACCAGTCCACGTAGCTGTCTACCCCACCATGTCTTTGTTTCGATAGGATTATCATAGTTTACAAATGGATCCCAGTCAGGTTTGTAGTAACCTTGTTCTTGGATCTCTCTTTGCATTGTGCCGTCCAATGCTTCTTTTGTTCTTTCGGCAAAGGTAGCTACAGAGGATGCAGTATCTTGTAAGCCACCGGATACGATAGACTGACCTTCTTTGACTAATGCCTTGAAACCCCACTTTTCTGCATTACGTGGGTCATCTTGTTGAGCAAGAGCTTGTTCTTCCGTGGTCTGTTCTTGTTTTGCGACTTGAGCCTTAGCTTCTTCGTCTTCCTCGATTGTATCAGCTAATTGATTTACTTGATCGTTTACGTAGTCAAAAGCCTGTTGGTCTATCTCAAGTTTTACACTTGGATCTTCGCTCATAATTATACCTTAGTATTAAATATTCAACTTTAACATTGCATTGATTGCCGCCGTTGATAGTGTGTTTGGGTTTAAGAAGGGTGCTTCTTTCAACTCTGGTACAGCTTCCAATAACTTATCATTGTCTTCTTTTGACAGAGTTGTCTTTTGTTTGTGTGGTATAGTAATACCGCCTATAAAATGTTGTTTTTGTATATTTGTCTCTAGCTGACGTATAAACATTTCAGCATTTAGTCCACTAACGCTAGGTGCAGTTTTTATCATCCACTCTATGTTATCATTTTTAGATGCAACATCTAGAGTTTTAGTAGCGTTGTTTTTGTTTAGCAGTTTATTTTGATCCTCAACATTGTCTAGCTCTTTACGTTCTGGTAACTCCTCTTTAGATTCTTCTTTCTTATCTACTTTAGCAATCCTTGCTTTAAATATTTCTTCTGGTGTTAGATATGCACCGTCAGCATTTTTTATAAAATTAAACCGCATGTAGTATGAAGGATAACGAGTTTTACCACCAGTTCTCTCATATTCACGTGCTATAGCTAGATGAGGTGCTTCGCCTGCCCACTCTTCAGAACTATATATTAGACTTGGATCTTTACTAAGAGCGTTTAGTGTAGCCTGTAGATCTTTTGTAGCCTGTGTATCTATAGGTAGTATTTCTTCTTTATCAAATGTACCATCTTTTACAAATGCTTTTGCTTCTTTTATAGCATTAGACATAGCAGTTTTTCTAGCCTGACCACCTACAACAAGTTCTTTGAATCTTTCAGTAATATATTCTTTTGCGTTGTTTCGTGTAACAATGTATTGATCGGTTTTAGCTTGGTTAAGATCTCGTAACTGTTTGCCTTCTTTTACAATAGCAACAACTCTCTCATCCATACTTTCTGCCTCTTCTTCTGTAAATGCACCGAGTTCTGGTGTGTTTACATACTTAGCCTGTTCATCACGTATGTCAGGATCTGCTATCTTGTCTATCATGCTTTGAGTTATAGGAAGATTGTTACGTCTTCTACTTGTAATTTCAACTACAATAGACTCATCTGCAAAAGATCTGCTAGCTAAAAAGTTTTTCATAAAATCTGGCAACTCATCGTCGTCAACAATATTAAACTCTTTTCTAAAATTAAGAACGTATTTATCTATAGCATCAGCTTGTGCTCTTGGGTCTTTTATTTCTTCTAGAGTTTTTAGAAACTCAGGATGAGAAGTACCTTCCCACTTTACTATTTCTAACGCTCTATTGTCCTCTTCTTGTTCTATAGCATTGTTTTGATATGATACAACTGCGGCAGTTAGTTTTGCATGTAACCGCTTTGCCCCTTTTGGTGCATTTGGATCGTTCATCTTCATACGACCACCCGGGAAATCAAATTCAATATCTAGAAAGGTAGATATATCTCCAGCATCAACACCACTACCTACATCTTCAAGCATAGGTTCGACTATATCACCAAAGTCCTTAAACGCTAATTGACTAGCTTCTGACGCTGTTGCTCCACCAGCTTCATATGCTCTTTTTTTAGCAGTAATCCAGCCCTGTTCTCCTAATACATCATTAGCAAGTGTTTCTTTGTTTTGAAACATAGAGCTAACTTCATCATTATCTTGGATAGCCTTTTGCTGTGCAAGTAATGTTTGCCTTCTTTCATTCCATTTTAGTATGCCGTTATCTTCAGCTTTTTTTACCGAGGGTGCTATAAATTTAAGCACTTCGCCTCTTGTTAATGGTCTAAGTCCACGCTCACGTCTTGCACGTATATAGTTCTGAAATATTATTCTACGTATTTCTCTGTTATGTAAAAGAGCTTCTTCACGAGTTGAGTTATCATTTAGTATACGATTATCTACAACTGCAAATCCATCATCTTTAATAGCTACTTTGTAATATTGACTATAGTTTTTAGCAAATTCTTTTGCGTCATTTTTAGAACTTAAACCTTCGGCATAAGTAAAACTACCTTCTGCAAATACATTAGCAGCTTCAGCAGCTTCTTGCCTTTCTTCTTTACTTTTTGTAGGATCTTTTGCATCAGCTTCTGCGGCAGCAGCAAACTCTTTTGTTTGATTATTTGCTGCTTTTTGCTGTGCTTCTATTTCTTCAAACTCTTTATCGACTATCTTGATCCCAGCCATATAGTCGTCAAGCTCTGTTTGATACAGGTTTCTATCTTCATTTGCTTGCCTGACCTGTTTAACTATAGGGGCAGCTTTTTTTACAAAATCTGTAAGCAAAGCAAGATTATCAAATCTTTGATCGTAGCGTTGCCTTTCAAGCTCTGCCATTTGATCGTAAAACTCTCTTGTATCCTTAATGTTATTATCAATCTCTTTATTAACTGACTGTGTTAGATCAGCCTCAGTAGATAGATAGTTAGTTGCCCCCATACGGTTGGGGTCACGGAATGATGATGTCATTAATTAATCTCCGAATCCGAATCCTGAGTATATACTTGCTACACTGCTTGCTATCTGTAGAGCACCACCAAGTCTATTTGTTGGAGGTAACATCACAGGTGCACCATACGATGCTGGTACGCCTAGCTGTTCTCTAGCTCTAGCGTTTGCAGCTAAGAACTGACGTTGATTTGCTGTCTGAGCATATGCCAGATCTGCTCCAAATGCTCTGTTTATAGCATTATCTATTCTAGCTTCTTGTTGAAGCAATGCTTGATACTGTGCTTTACCATACTTTCTGGATCTGCCACCTTCGTTTACTTTCTTAGTTCTAAAGTATTTAGCAACAGCATCTTGTTTAATACGTCTACCTCTACCTTGTAGTTTCAAAGCTCTGCTCTTTGCATCAGCTTCTGCACGACTATATCCAAGGACATTCCTGTCCATTGTCCTTTCAAAGGTAGTTTCTTTGTTAAAGAACTGTAACGCCTTTTGCTTGAATACAGCGTCTTTCTCTAGTTTTCTTTGTCTAGCAGCGGCTCTAGCCCCTGCATTAGCGTCTACGCACACGGCAAAATTCAATAAATGTTACATTGTTCGGCCCATGTTCTAGCTTACGTAAGAACTTAAAGCCAAGAAACTTCAGCAGTTTAAGATGTGCTGTGTTTCTACTGTCAACTATATTCCAGAGGAGGGGCTCAGTACGGCTATCGACATACCGCTTGGCCTCTCTTGCAAATGTAATTGGGTATCGGTGTATATCTGGAGTGCAAAGCATCCATATGTCACCTTCTTGTCCTACTCCGGCCATGCCAGCAGTCTTGCCGTCAGGCACTGTGAAATACACGTAGGAGGGATTCTGAGACATCAAAGAGGGTAAGAGGGCTGATGGTATCCCATGGCCTTCTTCGACCTCTCTGCGGTCATCTGGACGGAGATTAGAGGCAACCTCGGTGGCAGCCTCCAATGTGATTGGGTGTATGTAATTAGACACGTTGATAAAATCTGGGTGAGTAATCAGCTTCCCAAGATAACGCATGTAGCGTAGCTGGGGACGGATGAGAAGATTTAAGTGTAAGAGTTATATTTGTATTACGTTCGTATATAGGTACAGTCTTGATATAAGTTTCTAGATATGGCGCAGAGTTAGTATCATACTCATCTAGAATACTAGACTCGTACAACTCTGTATAATCTGTTTTACCTAAACGTTCTAAAATAGTTTCATATGTACCAAGTTTACCAAAGTGTAACTTGACTCTATGTAAAACTAAAGATGAGTTTACATCAGATTGCACCTTACCTTCTCCTCCACTCTTAAATGGATAAAATTTAGGAAACGTAACCTGATAATCATAGACATAGCCTATGTGAAGTGGGTTTCCTGATGTAACACCAGTTGCCCAATCTCCTTGTAGTGTTAAAGTAGTTCCTGATGTTTCTAACTCAGGAGTTGTCTGATACCTTACAAGTCTGGCATTATTTGTACCAGCGATTGTATCTATAACTGCTAAATTATATGCAGCGTTAGAGATCTGATTTAACCAAGGTACAGTAAATGTAGTTTTATTAGTGCTTGCATTATATGTACCACCAGATAAAGGCACATAATTATCTAAATGTAGTAAATAATTAACTCCATCTTGTGTAATACTAAGATCTTCTGTAGACTCAACTAGTTGCATACTTTGTAAATAGTAGTCACTATCTAAAACAAAATACTCATCATCTATAATAAAATGATATATTAGATTCTTATTTAGTTTCCATTTAAACCATGCAGCCTGTTGACGTTTATCACCTATGTTTAAATATTTGTAACCAAATACTATATTAGTGCCAGTTTTACCTAATAATATTATAGCATTTTCTCGTGAGTTTGTCAGTAAGTCTATATCATTTGGTAACAATGATGGTACAACTTTACTAACTTCAACGATGTTAGGCTCTCCTTCTCTTGCAATATTAGCCATTTCATTTAGTCGGCTAAATCTACCAGAGTTATCTACATAAGCAACTGTCGTACCTAGAGATATAGGAGGCATATCTATATTATAATTAAACGTAGCAATACTTTTTAGTTTTGCTGTATCAGGGTTTAGTACAGTATCATCAGATGTTAATAAAAACTGTTGGTTTGAACTGAATACAATAAGACCTGTATTGATCTCTATACCATCAAATAGCTCCGAAGGAAACATAGACGCAGCAGATATATCAATGGGGTCACTAGCTGATGTTGTTAGTGCAGACTCTGCAAAGAAATCTGGTTTACCTAATGTACCCGGTCTGGACAGTATTACATTCTCTCCTGACAATAGAGCTAATCTATTACGGAAAAATAATACTTTATTAATTCTACCATCAAAATCTCCGTTAGCATCTGTAGATATAAATGATGGTAATGGGTTAGTTACCGGATCTCCAACTCGTCTATCGTGATAGTCAAATTGTTTTACAGTAAATGTAGTTGTAGCTGTACGTTGAATAACAACCGGCATGTTAAACAGACGTTTAGCTATACCCGGCTTTGCACACTCAGACCAAGCTCCGCTACCATCCTTGTCATTTTGACCGTCAAAACGTAGATAATAGTCATCTTCATCTGCCATTCGTGCGTTCTTAACTTGTACGATATAACCATGTTTACACTGGTTTGGTAGATTAGTAACATCGTTGACAGAGTTCTGCATAACTCGCATCAAATCTTCTTCTACTATCTCCACGTTAAACGTGCTTTCACTAGACAAGTACATGACAGAGCCTATAATCTCAACAGTTATAGGTGTATTACTTATCTGCTCAATGGCAGATTTCATACCAGCTAATATAGTATCTGAGGTAACAGTTGTATCAGAATCAAATGGTGTAACGGCTGGACGTATAAGACCTGTGCTAGATCCACTGTATTTAGCTGCTACTGTAGTCTCTTCATGATCGGTTACTTCTATAGTATATGTAGCTACACGCTTATCGTCACCAGTACTTTGAGTACCACCACCACCAAAACCTTGCCCAGTCATAGCTACAGTAATTTGGTCGCCAGTTTCCCAACCTTCACCACCATGTAACAGTGTAACTTCTGGCTGATAACTACAAGCAAAATTAGTAGAACTATTATCAGCATTACCTTGTTGACCTAGTGTAGATATACGAAAAACAAGATTCTTTTTCTGATTACTATATTTTAAATTACCATCTGCACCTATAACTATACCCTTTTCAGCTCGACGTAACATTTGACTACCATTACCAGCATTGGTTAAATCTAGGGTATTTGTTGTATTACCAGTCGGGCCAAACTTAAGTTTAAAATTATTATCATCAATCTTACTTACATAGAAATCACGATTATCTGAAAAGTTATTGTTGTTATCTTGCATACTAATACCACCGCCAGAGTGATATAGTAAAATAGTATCAGTATCGAATCCGTGACCCGTTTTAGTTATAGTTTCAGTAGAGGTATTAACATTTCCTGTTGGTACTAGGTCTGCACTAGCATCTGTAGATATATCAAAAACTTCAGTGCCTATACCATAACACTCTCCACTACCGACCTCTTCATTTAGTGTTTGACTCTTGATTCTAATTCTTGTAGCACGTTTGAGTATTACATTTCGACTAGCAGCATCTGTACCATTTGTAATATTTAGTCCATACTGTCTACCATTCTCTGCTCTGATAAGTTCTATCAAAGCAAAATGCTTATCTACATCTAAATCTGTTATAGGTGCAACTAATACATTTCCAGAGTTTGTAGCACTAGATGCAGCAGTTACTGTAAATGTGCTGGTGCTCGGCACTGAAACTACTCTAAACTCACCGTCTACCGCACTACCAGATGTAAAATTTAAATTTACACTTTCATCTACTGTTAGTTGATGGTCAACTTTTGTAACAGTTATTGTTGTTCCGGACTGGGAATATGTGGCAGCAAAATTAGTTGTTATAACAGTACTAGAATTGCCAGTGTCACGATTTGAAACGAAAGTAGAATCATTGATTGTTAAGGTTTGTATATTTTCTGGAGTGCTAGTTGCGAGGTAAGCTTTGATAGCTGTTTCGCCACCTGTCCCATAAGCAGTAGTCATTAAGCGTCCATCACTGCAACGCCAGATACGCACCTCACCATCAGAGGCTATTTGACCTATGTACGATCCCTCTGCTTCATCTCTATAATAGTGAAACCACGAACCAGCAGACTGTACATTTATTAGCTTACCTTCGTTAGTAGAAAACTGTCTAGTGCCACCAGCACCTCCATTATCACCAGTTATTGCTGATGTATCTATTCGTTTTAGTCCCGGTCTTTTAAATAGACCCTTGGTTATATCTGGTATAGCGTTTACAGACTCTACTACCTGACCGGGAAATTTTAAGTTGTCAGGTTGTTCTGACATCCCAGCTGAGTACGATGGGATTGTTTGTGTTACGCCTGCCATTATCGTCTAAGGTTTCTCCATGGTTGATATGTTTGGTATGCAGAATCGTCTTCGAATCCAAACATACTATGATCGCCTTGGTTACATTCGTATTCCTGTAAGGCTGCTCTTGCCTGCTGTTCTTGTACACCTAGTAATCTAACTAGCTGTGGGTTAGCTACAAGCTGTGTAGCTGCTATTCTAGATGCTCTATATATTATGTATCTTCTGAAGACAACAGGTAGATCTTCAAATTGATATAATCTAACAACATCAAGATCTATAGCACCTGTGAAGACATCTGTGTGATCTTGCTTATCATATAGCCTACCGTTGCGTCGTACAAAATTATAGGTTCTTCTAGCTTGATTGTCATGCAGATCCATTGATAGTATATCGTTGCCTATCAAGATATGCCCGTCCTCATTGGGGGTAAATGCTACGTGTTTTTCTGTGTTGAAGTGCCAGCCTTCTGACTGTGTGTCAACATTTGCATCACGTAGTAAGTTATATATAAATGCTATTTCTGGGTTCTCTGAGATCTGTGAGGTCAAAGAGTTACCACCAGTTGATGTGTTTAGTGTTGTGATTGGTGCTTGTCCGATAGCTCCCAGTATAGAGTTCACTGCGGATAGTTCGGTATCGGTGTCAATAGTTGTGGTAGCCATAAGAAAAAAAGGAGGCCGAAGCCTCCGTATAAAATGTAAATTAGAAACTAGCGTTTCCAACAGTTGTTGATTCACCAGCAGCGTTGCGGCTTGTTGCCACACCAGCTACGAGCTCAACAGCAGCAGCAGGGTTAAGTGCATCTGCACCCATAGCTAGACGACCTAGAATTACATCACCTTGGTATACCACTGAGATGTCTCCAGATGTTGTCTGAACTTGTGGGCCGATTGCTTCAACGCAAGCAGCAGCTTCTTTCTGGAAGATAAGTCCACAGCTGTTTTCAAATGCAGATGTACCGTTACCATAAGAGTTAACAGTCTTAGTTGCAGTTGAGCCAGCAGTCTCATCAACCATAGCAACTTCTACGAAGTCACCTGTTGCTCCGGGGTCTGTAACACCGGGGTTTGTAGCAGATGCTGTACCAAACTTAGTACCGAATCTACCGAAGAATGGGATGTTCATTGACTTGTAGATGGTGATACCAGCTATTTCAATGATTCCGTTACCTGATTGTAACGCATCTCCTCTCTCGTTACGGTTGATTAAACCGTTTGTTTCTACGCCTTGGATAAGCTCGTAGTACTGTCTTGGGTTAAGAACAGCTACTCTACCCTCACCAGACACGCCCTTCTCGTCTAATGCAGCAGCTGCATCGTAGAAG